GCCACAAAGGACTCGCGCCCTAGCTGATTGGAAAAGAAGTGGCCGAGAGCCCCAGGGTAAATCACAAGGTCCCGAGCTAGATCATCAAAGACCTGCTGCAGGACTGTCGGGCTGTTCAGCACATCAATCGACTCCCCTGCCCCTAACTCGACCGGCCGGAAGCCATTGACGCCTTGCACCGCCTCCTCTAGTCGCCCTTGCTCCATGTCCTCTTCCGCCCGATCGACCATCTGTTTGAGCCGAATTTGAGTGAAGTGCTTCGCGGCCAGATCGATCACGTAGGCGCTGTTGATCTCCCGCGCCAGCGTCTCATATTCCCCGCTCAGCCCATCCAAGAACCGCTCGATCAGCGCGACCGTCTCCTTGTCTGTGACCTTCTCAACCCACGCTTCAAAGAGTCCTTGCAGGTGAGCCTTCGGAGCCTTCCCATAGCGATTGCAATAGCGCACGCTCCATCCACCGACAATGTTCGCCCAAGTCGACCGGAACATTTCCCCTTCCCACTTGGCCGCAATCCGGAGGCAGACCGCGTCATCCACTATCATCCCGATCAGGACCTGCCGTTCGACGTTACCGGAGATGCGTTCAACTTTCATCGAACCTAGCGTAGAGCTTGGCGAACGCGTCCGAGCGTGCGCACCATTCCATCGAGACTTGTTCCATTTGTTTTATGTTCAGCGGATGCTTCGGATCCCAGACAAACCTACTCAGATCACCATTCCAATTCTCCCAATCCCGGACTGACCGGTGGACGTTCATAAACCAAAGGTGCAGAATCGCTCTCACCCCACCGGTGTAGTAGTAGCTCGTCACCGTCTCAGCTAAAGCCAGATCATCCCCGCGCAGCGTTCGCTGAAACGCGATCCACTTGTGATACCAGGGCAGCAACCGGACGTAGCTCCGATGGAGGCAAGTCGCCAGCAACTGATCACTCCCTTTGGGCCAGCTCAGATTGGTGAGGTGCTCGTACAGCCATTGTTCATCTTCATTAAGCTCCTCCACCGGCACCAGGGTCGGATTGTCCTTTTCCCAACGCGCCTTGCAGGCCAGCAAAGCCGGAAACTTGGAGGCAAAGCTGCTGGCCGAGAAGAAGTGCGGGGTGTACTGGTCCCGGATTGCCCCGCTTTTCTCCAACCAGATGATGACCGCTTTAATCTCTGCCTTGGGCTGACTCTTCATCAACCAGAGGATATCTTTCTCCCACTTCTTGATCTTGACCGGCCCAGTCACTTGCCGATGGAGCCGCAGCAGGGCTTCTAATCGACTGGCCGCGATCTGCTCAAAGCTCTTCTTTGGCGGATACTCAAGCTTCGCCTCAGTGGGTGATTCAGAATTGGCGACTGTGTGCTTACTATTCTCATTTGTCTTATCGCGCCCGCGTGCATTATGCGCACGCACGCGAGGGTTGGTTGCGGTCCGCATCCTACTAGGTTGCGTTTCGTCTGCTCCTTCACCAGATGGCCCTTTCCTCCTACATTCCCATTGAACATTGAGCTTTTCTTCGTCCACCTGATAGAAGATTTGATGCGTTTCAAAGTTCCGTCTCTCATAGAGCAGCCCTTCTTCAATCAGGTTCTTTCTCACCCTCTCTTGTACCCGTTTGCTCAAGGAGGTAACAGCTTCAATCTCTTGGATAGTGCGATATGCCCAACTATCGGGCCCGGTCATCCAATAGAGAACGTGATTGAGGAAAATGGATTCCTCAAGCCCAAGCCATCGAGCCAGGCCTCCATACACAACGATCGGACTTCCAAGGTCTCTGAGAATTTCAGTGAGTTTCATGGGTGGATCAGCTGTCCTATTTGTCTGCGGTCAGCCTCGGAGGTTGCAGCCAGGTCCTTCCCATCCGGACACACTCGGATCGTTTCACCCTCAAAGGCGCTGAGGCTGTTGCACAGCTCAAGAGCCCGGCGCTGGGCTGCGGGTTCATTGTCAAAGCACACCACCCGCTTGAGGTACCGACTAAGGCGCAGTACCTGGGCTCTAGTGTAAGCTGTTCCGCCAGTCGCTACCCACCCCGGTCCTCCGGCCCAGACATCAAGTTGCCCTTCCACCACCCCAATGCTCAGCCCATGCACCAAGTCCTCCCCATAGAGCAGCTCCTTGTGATTGAGACTTTCCGAAAGGGCGCTGGCGCTGATGTAACGCATGGCCGGTTGATCTGAGATGGCCCGCGTAGTCCAACTCACGACCCGACCTTGATACTCCCAAGGGATCAACAGGCGCCAAGCCAAATCCACCGCTAACCCAATGCCTTGAATGTGCCACAGTTTGACAATCTGCTCGGGATCAAAGCCCCTCTCTTGCAGATACTGCTTGTGCTGTTTCAGCAGAGGTCCTGCACCCGGCGGCAGTTGCAACGTTCCAATTGGACGTGGGGGGCGATCGGCTGCCCGAATCAAATCTACCCCTCGGAGCAGTTGATAGGCCTGCCCGGTCGAAATGCGCAGGATCCGGGCCAGGGTTTCATCCCCACGGTGTGCACCACACTTCCAGCAAGAGCAATGGCCGTGGGCCTCGTTAAAGCCCAGGTGAAAGCTGCGTGATTGACACCAAGGGCAGCGCAGCTGGAGCCAACCCGATCGTGCATGATGATCTTGGCCTGCTTCCCGGAATTCAACCCCTTCCTGCGAAAGTAGGTCGCGTAGCTTCATTAGACCCCCGTTTTCGCCCAAGATAATGCCCCTACCACGTCTGGAAAGCCCTTTCCGTGCTGCAAGAGTGCGGGTAGGAGGCTCAAAGCGCGTGTGAAGGGGCGTTGGGCCCTTTTACAAGGTTTTTACGCTCCCCTTCTGTGATCGACAATTCGGCGCAATTTGATTGCCTCGGCCAGGGGCGGCAGATGGATTTTGCAGCCTCGCATGAATTCGATTTGCACGTCCAGCATGGTGACGCCCAGCTTGGCGCACTCAGCTTTGAAAGAGTTCTTCACTCCCGATGGTACTGGCCGCAGGTATAAGGTCCCTGTCGTATCTTTTGATCTGGCTGCTCCACTCATGGTGATTTGTCCTTTTGGGTTGAATAAACTGACCGAAGAAGTTCGTTGAAGATGTTGAGATTGTCCCCCCGGCCTTGGCCATCGAGGACCTCTTCTAATATGCTCTGCTTTCGCTGCAGGAGCTTGCACAGCTTCTCCTCAATCGTATCATAGGCCACGAGGTAGTAAATGAACGCGGTCTCCTTCTGCCCAATCCGATGGATCCGGTCCTCCGCTTGCACCAGGTCTCCTGGCGTCCAGGGCAGATCGGTAAAAACGCAGGTGTCGGCCGCGGTCAAGGTGATGCCAATTCCAGCGGCCCGGATATTGCCTAGGAACAGACGCACGTTGTCCTTGTGCTGGAAGGCGTCCACGGCCCGTTGGCGCTGCCGACCTTTTACTCCCCCATCCACGACCACACTTTGCCGATGGTAGCGAGCATGGAGCAACTCAACCATCCGGCGGTGCATGGAAAAGACGACCAACTTCCCATCACTACCCTCGAGGAAATTGTCCACCCACTCATACACCAACTTCAACTTGAGCTTGGCACACAAGCGCAGTAGATAGCCAATGCGGGTCAGAGCTTCAGCCCGAGCCGCTCGCCTTGCTCGTTCGATCGAGATCGTTCTCAACCACCCTAGGAAGTCAGCCTGGGCGGTATCATACTCAGTCCGGTCAGGCAAGCGCAGCATCAGCACCTCGCGCACCTTTGGGGGTAAGTCTTGCAGGACATCCCGCTTGAGGCGCCTGACCATGCACAATTCTTTAAGATGGGCGTGGAGGACATCGAGGTCCCGGGCCCCGCTGAAATCCCAACCCCAAGGAAAGTGGCGAGGCTTAGTCCAGCGGAAGACGAACTTGTAGAAGCTCCTAAAAATGTCGGGACGAATGACGGAGAGTGGGGCCCACAGCTCTGATGGTCGATTGGTCAGGGGCGTACCACTTAGCCCAATGACTCTAGGCACGCGCTCACATAGCTTGCGCGCTGCCCGATACCTTTGGGAGGCACGGTTCTTGATGTAGTGAATCTCATCGAGGATGATCAGCCCGGGCCCCAACGCCTTCAGATATGGCAGCCAAGGTCCAAGGATGTCATAATTGATAATGACCAAAGGTGCGCGAGTAGCCGGTTTGAAACGTCGGACTTTGCGCCCTTCTAAGACTTCGCTCGGCAAGCCCAGATGGTGAGCGGCTTCTCTCTCCCAATTCAGCTTCACGTTAGCTGGGCAGACCACAACCACCGGCCGCGATGCTGGGGTTTTGTAGACATAGAACAAGGCCTGCAGGGTCTTGCCTAGTCCCATCTCATCGGCCAATAGGATTCGACCGCCCCAGTCTCGAATCTGTCGGGCACCAATGAGCTGGTAATCCCGTAGTTTGGTAATCTGCATGAGTCTTACCTCCGAGCCAAGCAGGACCGGACTTGCTGGGCCGAGAGACCAATGCGGGTAAGCAGCCAGACTTCATCTTCTGATAGTCCGGCTCGAGCTAACATGCGCTCGACCCCAGTGCAGGGCAACCGCCTTTGGGTAACACTAAGCTGGGAAATCGCGTGTTTGATCTCCTCCATTACCTCCCGCACTTGACGCTTACTCCAGCCAAGGATGGCCAAATACTCACGCACGCTGCGCAGGTAAGCCTTTGGGCTTCGGACTTGATCCCAACGCATCAGATGCTCCAGTTCCTGGGGGGTGTTAAGAAAAAGCCGGAGCACCCCACGGGCCTCTTGCTTCAGCTCGCTTTCAAGGAGCAGCACAAAGCGACTCGGCAACTCCTTCCCAACCATCTCCTCCTTGACCTCTGGCAAATTGCGGTGCTTCTGCTGCTTCATCGTGAAATTGTACAGCTCGCAGTTGAGGGCAAAGTAAAGGAAGGTCGGGAAGCGGCACCGCTTGGCGAACCGATCAGGCTGGTAACCCCGATAGGAGCGAACGAACGTGAGGTGTGCTTCACCGAGCACCTCCTCGAATGATAATCCACTCCGGGCGACGAAGTAGTGAACTACCTTATAGATGAGCAAACGGACATCATTGTAGGTGTCCGTGAGAGCTTCTTGTTCAATCGCAGTCAGTGGCAGGGTGGTCGTGGACATAGGATGCCTTTGCAATGTTAGATCCCTATGCTGTGGTCAAGAAAAATCCTCCTCGGCCTTATGAGGGCACAGGGAGGATTTTCTTGGACTGCGCTGTGTGCCGTTTTAATTGCGGCCGACCGGCAGCAGCTGGCGAAACTCGTTGATCTGGTCCATCTGGCGCAGGGGCGGCTCCTTCTTCACCACCTGGGTGAAGGCGTTGAGTAGGCTCCAACTCGTCCTCGGCTTGAAATCAGTGAACGCCGGGTTTCGATAAGCCCAATCAACTTGCCCGATCAACGACCAAGGCATGACGCCCTGCCGACCGGTCTCGACTAGGACCTCATAAACCTCAGCCTCGATCAGCGTGTGGTCTTTCATCTTCTTGACCATCATCGGAATGCGCCCGACCTTCTCCAAGTACTCATCCATCGCCACATGCAGCGCCTCCGGTAGGTCGAACCCGGTGGTGTGCTTCTTGCACAGCACCACGTCCCCGGTGACCATGCCGTTCATGCAAACGAAGACCCGAGTGCCTACGACCAGCTTCAGCGTCCGGCGCATGGCGTTGGATGTGAGGAGGCCTAACTCGAGACGCTGATCATCCGGCATCTCGACCGACGGAATTTCGATCCTGAAGGTTCCGGCCATATCAGCCCGATCCTTGCTGAGGGAAAAGACCGCCTCCTTGGTGGCCCAGCCCCTCTGCTCGCACTCGCTGCGGATAGCCGTCACGAGGTCGAGGTGTTTGATGCCCTGCCAAAAGCTGCGGGCCCATTTCGGACGAATGAGCGGAACCCGCTTGAGGGCTTGCTCGGTAACTGCGTTGGTTGCATTGGTATGAATCATGATTTGATCTCCTTATGCGGTTAGCGGACGTTGTGTTTACCAAGCTGAAGGGCCTTCGTACGGGAGACCAATCTGGCCTCCGGATAGAACTTCTGCACCACCTGCAAGCGCATCACCATCAGCTCAGACACATCATAGAACGCGGAGCGAGGATTGGTCGTGAACTCAATCTCTCCTCTAGTCGATCCGTAACAGTCCAAGAATCGGTGACAGACCTGCGGGGTTGAAACTGAAACTGCGATTGTCATTTTTTCATCCATAGGACTCCTTGTGTGGTTGTGGTTTCTATTCGTACCAAAAGTCAGCTTCACGCAGGTTGCGGTACAGTAGGTCCAGCTGCGCTTCAGTGGCGCGCTTGACAAAGGTCTTCTTGACCCGGGCGTGCATCGCCTTGACCATCCAAAAGACCACCTTGCGCTTTCCGTTCACGCCACCGTGGCCATAATACTCCGGATGGATCCTCGGAAGTGGGGCCCGGATTTTGATCGCCGGCCCGCGCAGCACGCGCTTCCGATGCAGTGGGACCGCGCAGACCGACAGCGCAAGGTAATCCGGCACCACGCGCTTACCATGCGCGTTAACGGGGAAGTCCTCCGGATTGTTCCATCGGGTGGCCACCAGCTTGTGCGTCGCCTGCCTGGGCCACTCGACCGGGACGTAGGTCCCATCGGGCAGTCGCTTAACAAAGTCAACGCAGTGGGTGTTGAACAGTTTGAGGAATTCGGTTCCAAATTCCTCGCGGACGAGACGCTCGGACATCAGCCTCTGCATCTCAGATTCGGATTCGGATTTGATGCTCATTGTGGATGTGGATTTGAGCTTGTGGTTTCGATCTCGGTTAACATTCGGGCCTGGCACTCTGGACAAATGCTGTGACTGATCTTCCCGGCCACCGGATCGTTCGCTGCCACGACCACGTCCCCCATATCCTTCTTGCACCACGCGCAAATGCGATGTGCAACTGCTTGAGGGGCGTTTCTGGATTCGGTGCTGTCTGCCATGCTCATAGCGTACAGAGCACCAACAAGACCGCAACACTTAGTCCTGTTGGGTATCTAACAGTAGAACAGCTTATGCACAGGATAAGTGTCGCATAAGTCACTAGCAGCAGGTTGGAACGCTGCTGATAATAGCTGCGCAATGGACACGAAAGACTTCCCCGACTGGCGCGCCCCGCATACGCTGCGTGATTTCCCACCCTCTCGACATCGAGGCCTGCAGAAGTGCCTGTTGAGGGACTATGGAGACAAAATTGAGCTGGTCTCCCTCGTGGTGAAGGAAAACTGGCGAGACAAGGGGGTGGGCAGTCGCATAGTCAAAAAGATCCAGGAATTGCAGAAGCCCATCTTCTTGCACCTCCGCTCTGACGGCCCCCCCGGCGACAGGTTCGAGAACATCGGGAGGCTGATCCACTTCTACCAAAACCTGGGATTTGAATTCCTTGGTCAGTCCAATTATCAAATGGTCTGGGTTCCACGCTTTTGATGCCACTTAAAAAGCTAGTCCTCGAGAACTTCCAGGTTCATCCCAAGCTGTCCCTTGATTTGGACCCGCATATCACCTGCATCATTGGACCATCCGACGTTGGCAAGAGTGCAGTCATTCGGGCCCTGCGCTGGTTGTGTCAAAACGTGCCTGATGGAGCAGAGTTCATCCGCGATGGGACCAAGCAGGCCATCGTGACTCTGCAAGCCGACGGTAAGACCATAATTCGCACCCGAGGCACAGAAAACAGTTACCAACTTGGTCGGGAGGAATTCAAGGCCTTCGGGAAAAGCGTACCAGAAGAGATCATCAAATTGGTCCGAGTCGATGACATCAACTTCCAAGGCCAGCATGATTCCCCTTTCTGGTTTGCTGAGTCAGCCGGGGAGGTCGCGCGGCATCTGAACCGGATTGTCAATCTCGATGTCATTGACCGGGTGCTGGCTGACATTGCGGCCAAGAAGCGCGAGGCTGACCAGGCCTGCAAGCTGCTCGAGGAAAGGCTGAAAGCGGCCAAGCAGCAGAAGGACTCACTCCAATTTGTCGTGGGACTGAACAAGGAATTGAAAATCCTCGAGGATCGGGCCCAACGACTATCCCAATCGCAGGCCAAACGGAAGGCGCTGTCGGTTCTAGTCGAAAAGCTCCAAAACCTGCGGACCGCGCGCGATACAGCCCAAAAGGTCGCGAACCGGGGCGTTTCCGCCCTCGATATAGCCCTAAAAGCCCTGGAAACGTCCCAACTACTGTCTAAACTGCAGAGCCTGGTAGGGAGAGCGAAAACGCTGTCTCGTGCCCGGAAGTTATCCCGGCCGGATTTCGACCCGATTGAAAAGCTGCGAGCAAGCTATGACTCGGTTTATGAGCGTTGGGACAACTTGACCAATCAGCTTGATTCCTTGCGGACTCTTTGGCGCCGACGGAAGGAGACTAAGGAACGAGCTGATACCTTAGCTAAGGACTTAGATCAGAAGACTGAAGGCCGATGCCCGCTGTGTGGAGGACTCCTTGATGAAACCCATCGCTGTGCTGTGTAGTGACATTCACTTGCAAGAGCGCCCGCCCGTGGTGCGCAGTAATGAGCCGAGCTGGTGGGCAGCTATGCAACGGCCCTTTGATGAAATTGGTAGCTTTGGCGTCCCGATCTTCTACGCTGGTGATATCTTCAATCATTGGCGCAGCCCACCGGAGCTAATCAATTGGGCCATTCAACACCTCCCTCCCGGCTTTGCGGTGCCGGGACAGCACGACCTACCTCTCCATAACCTGCTAGACCTGCACAAGAGCGCGTTCTTCACCTTGCTAGAAACAGGGACGTTGTCACTGCTCATGCCCGATAAGCCTACACTCATCGGGAAGAAGATTAGAGCGTGGGGCTTCGCTTGGGGACAACCTCTACGATCCTGCTCGATTAAGAAGGAACCAGACCGGATCAACCTCGCGATCGTCCACGCCTACGTCTGGCGCCAAGGATACAACTTCCCTGGCGCGACCGAGGAGACGCGGGTTTCAGCCTACGCTAAGGCCCTGCATGGCTATGACGCAGCGGTCTTCGGGGACAACCACAAAGGGTTCACCACTTACAAGAGTGGATGCAATGTCATCAACGCTGGGACGCTCATGCGTCGGACGATCGACGAGATCAACTACTGCCCCCAGGTCGGACTGCTGATGGAAGACGGAACTATCGAGCCCTATCAACTGGATTGCAGCGAGGACAAGCTTCTCCCGCGCACTGAGGCCAAGCTGATTGAAGAAGAGACCTTCAAGATGGAGTCCTTCCTGCAGGAATTGGAAAAGCTCGGGCATACCAATCTCGACTTCCGGCAAGCGGTCCTTGATTACCTGATCACCTACAAGGTTTCCAAAGCCGCGCAGACTATATTGAAGTATGCCTTAGACCACGCCCATGATTAGCCTCGACAAATATCAGAAGCTCAAAGCCCAAGTCGATGAGGCCAAAACCTCGGCCGCTGAAGCGGAAGGGGCCTACCAGCAAGCCATGCAAGAGCTGAAGCGTGAGTTTGGCTGTGAGACCCCCGAGCAAGCCAAGCGGATGCTATCTGACCTGACCGCCGAGCTTGAACGGACTGAACGCAAGTTGGAAGAAGCTCTGGCGAACTTTGAAAAGGAATGGTCCCATGCAGTCGCTCACGCCGCTGAGACAGGAAGTTGACGCGAGATTGGCCGACTACCGCGCCGCCGAACGAATCCTCGGGCAAGAGCAGGATGCCCTGATTGCAGCCGAGGACTTGGTCGTGGACTGTGAGGAAGCGCAGAAGATCGCGCAGCTAGTCGCCCAGACCGTTCAACAGCAAGCCCACGCCCGATTGGCCAAGGTCGTATCCCAATGCCTTAGCACCGTCTTCGATGAGCCCTATGAGTTCAAAATGATCTTCGAGCAGAAGCGAGGGCGCACGGAATGCCGACTGGTATTTGTGCGCAATGGGCTGGAAGTGGACCCAATGTCAGCGGCCGGAGGAGGAGTCGTCGACGTTGCTTCCTTCGCGCTGCGCCTAAGCTGCATTCTTCTCGCCAAGCCTCCGGTGCGTCGGCTGCTAGTGATGGATGAACCCTTCAAGTTCCTAAGCGAGGAATATCGCGGGCGCATTAGGACGATGCTGGAGCAGTTGAGCGAGGAGCTAGGCGTCCAATTCCTGATGGTGACGCACATCGACCAACTCAAGACCGGCACGGTCGTAGAGCTGTAAAAGAAACGGGACAGGCCGCGCTAGCAGCCTGCCCCGCCCCTATCCCGACCACACATCCACACGCATCCCTCCTCAGGGTTGCCTATGACCTCGGGTAGGGAAGTGATTAGCCCTCCATACCCGCTCGACGGCTAAGATGGAAGGTTTTTAGAATACGGTGGATTAGCTCCTCCGCCAAGGCTACTTCGGCTGGCACCGGCATGATACATTCATCAGCCACCGAACGGATGGCTTCGCCCACGTTACCATTGAGATCCTTGTCATAAGCGATGACCGGGATTGCGGGTTGCAAGGATTTCAGTTCTCTGATTAGGGTAGCCCCGTCCGACGGAAGAGGAATTCGCATGTGGACGAATACGATGTCCAACTCATGGGCCGTGGCCTGGGTCACCGCCTCACCTATGTCCTTGGCCTCATACACGGTCACGTTGAACTGACTGAGGAACTTGTTGGCAACCCCCCGGACCTCATCTCGGGCGTCCGCGATGAGAATCTTTACAGGTTCGGTGAATGCCTGAACCATCTGGGTGCGGCGGTCAGCATCCTCTGCAAGCTGCCTGCCGTTGCGACGGTGCATGAAGAATGAAAATGGAGATTTGCTATTCATTGGAGCCACTGAAAAGAAGACAACCAACCGAGAAACTTACCCACGAGGTTTGCCATCTCGATGGCGTGGGTGAGGAGGAATACGAGGATCAGAGTTACAGTGAGATTCCGATTCACCACCGCCTTCCCCATCAACCAGTCCATCTTTTGATCGTTGATCGAGTAATTGTCGATGATGAACTGGTCCGCCTTGGAGAGTTTGGCGTAGTTGGGAGGTCGGTGAGGCTGGAACTCATCCGGCGGCGGCTGGCTGAGCCAAAGCGGGATTTTCATGGTGGGGGAGGTGGAGGTATGAAGGGTTAGTACTGGGCCTTCTGCTTGCCGCCTTGCGGATAGACGATGTAGAACTGGTTGACGTACTCAGCCACCGAAGCGGCGTCTTGGGCGGCGGCACCCCGGTCGCTTTCAGCGGCGGTGGCATACTGGTCGGCTTGACCGGCGTTCGTACTGACAAACTCGGTGTCCGCCGTGGTCTGGTAGAAGGCGTTCAACTGGTCCTGCGTCGGGTTGGGGCCGAGGGCGGCCAGCGCAGCGTTGAAGATGTCCTGCTGGTTGGAGTTAATGGTGGCGGCGGTGCTGGCAGCGGACCGTGAGGCGGCAGCGGCGTCCGAAGCCTGCTGGGAGGCGGTGTTGACCGTCGTCTGGCAGCTGAGCAGCGCGTTCTCTTGGTAGGGCTGCGGATTGGCCATGATCTGGCCGGCTTGGGCGTTCCCGGTATTGGTCACGCCTCGTGCGGTCTGGGCAGTCTGGGCGGTGTTCCAGGCAGTCGTGCGGGCGGCAACGACACTATCGCGGTTGGTAGGCATAGTAATATATGATGGTTGACTGACTTGTGGTTGCAAAGGTTATATCTTCAAGATCAGGAGGTCTCGGTGGGTCGACCTTGGCTACTTCCCGTTTGATCCACGGAGTCACGTG